TGACGAGTCAAATCGGTTTAATCGTTTTTTCCATGATTTATCAGATTCATCTTCTCGTCTATCAGGCGGCGCAGGAGGAACTTTAGGGGGCGTTAATGATTGTATAGACCCAACCACTATTGTTTCACCATTAGGCCTTTGCCCAGCGTAAAATAAGCCAATTTCATCAGAAATATTTCGAAGTTCAAGTCTAGCTTTAAGTTGATCTATCACAATTTTCTGATCGGCAATAATAACTGTTGGGCAGTCTATTGCTTTACATATGCCAACTATTATTTCGCCTTTACCACCGCCAGTTGGAACATCCACAATGCCACATTCAACTTTACATGCAGTTTGTATAGCTTTAACTTGATGATCGTCTAAAGTTATCCCTGAAAGAAAATCAGGTTTTACGTCATCTGGCTTTAACGGTTTATATTCAGAAGATTCACGCTCATCAATTATTTCCAATGGTAAATCGTATTTACCACACACACCGCGCAGCATACTTAAAAGAGGACGCGCCATTCGGCGTTTAGCTCTATTATACTTGCGAAATACACCATCCCACATGCCAAGTTGTGATGGGTCTATATAGTCTCGACCAGGAGAAACTACACTGAATTCTTTCCACAAAATATTTTCTTCGGGATCAGTAATATTGTCGAAATAAATCCACTGATTGTCTTTTATAATAGCTCTCATACTATTTAAATACAGTACAATTACCCAATTTCACATTTATCGCCATCGCAAAATTTGCTGCCGACAGCTTCTTCAATATAAGATGTGAAATCAACAGGCTTAAGTTTTGCATTATATTCAATAACTTCTTCAATTGTGCATGGTTCATATGGCGCTTGCACGTAGCCATGATTACTATGAGGCAAAAAGCTAATTCCTTTTAATTGATCCTCATAAGCAGTCAACACTCTAGAAATTTCATTCACTTCATCACTTTTAAATTTAATAGTGCATGACACTTGATTGTCAGCCCAATATCGTTGATAATCAACAACATTGACAACTTGTTCCCAAATGCTAACATCTTCAACCGGCCTAACACTTTCATCAGCAACAGCAAATTTAAACACCACAGTCCTGTCTGGATCAGATGCAGCTGGTTCATACTCATATCCGGCGTCGGCTAGAATTTGAACCAATATACTGTCACTAGACACCCTAACCCTGCGCCAATAAGTACTGGCTTCCGGATGATGAATTCCGGGAGTTGCTCCCGCTAACAATGACACAGTGCCACTTGGTTTAACTGATGTCTTCTTAATAGAATTTTGGACACAAAGCCATTCCGAATAAACATCGTCCCATCTATCAACTTCATTGTAACCAGCATCACAAAAATCTCGCAAAACAGCGCGACGTCCAAATTTCGCAAACGCTTGAACAATGCCGCTTTGCGATAATCCAATCCGACGATTACGTAGCATGACTTGGTTGGTTCTTGGATTGTGCGTTGGTAACAAAGTAACAGTTTTAGCATACAAGTACGCGAATTTCAACGTGCGCATGTAATCAGCAGCATTATCATGGTTAGCAGGGAATGTTTCTACTAAACAACACAACTCATATGACTCTAAGGATTGCTCTAAGCATGGGTTTCCGCCCATAACACGTCCGTCAATCCCAGGTTTACAACCATCCAACATACGACCATAATCGCGCATGTTGTCTAGCCATGCCAAGCCGGGTTCACCATTGACAGCAATTTGTTCTCCAATAGCATCATAATCCATGCCGACATGGGCAAATATTGAATTATTAGAAGCCCAACGATGACTGTTCAGCGCATTCCACGTTTTAATAGCCGGCAACAATCTTTCTTCTGGTATGCCGCAATCTTTAAAGTCATCAATAGACGCACTATACTTACTGTTAGAGTATAATTCGCTTGTTACTTTATAAAACTTTTCAACATCATCGCTTTCTAATGTTGCGGTGACATTTTTCATGCCATAATATTCAGCATCATCATGCTCACCGAAAGCAATTTCTGCGGTACGCCTCACGTTTCCGGCTACAACACACCGGCCAATGTAATTCATAATGTCAACAATATCAACACTACTTAACGTTTGGTCACTTCTATTGCCCAACAATGCACGTGTTAGATTATGTAATTCTTCTAAAATTGACGGCCCAGACGCTGTACCACCAAATCCATTGATGAGCGACCCTGCCGGTCTAATCGCAGAATAGTCAAAATCAACCCACCCATCGTCTGATTTTACAGTATACGATTCAATTAGCATCTTTAATGAATAACTCCACCCTTCGCGAGAGTCATCTACTAAATGCACTATCTTGTTTTCTGCTGGTTGCGATATTTTCAATTTGCCAGCACCTTTAGTGTCAAAACCAATGCCGACACCAAGCATGGCCATATCTATCATAAAACAGAATGGCTCTGCTGGGTCAGATTCAATATCAGTAGTGGAAACATATCCGCAATTGTTTAAAGCAGCACTGCCACGGTCCCACATAAATTTAGTGCCCATCATCCAAAGTCCTCTGCCGGGCGGTAAAAATTTCATTTCCCACATTAACTGGAACATTTCTTGGGCAGAATTTTGTGCCTTCGCGTAATCCCATGGAATGTGGATGCGCTTGCAATGCCTGCGCTGGATTTCATAACATCCTTCTACAACTCTCACCAATGTGTCTAAAAAACACTCTTTAGTGCCATCTTCTTTAATACGAGAATAAGTTCTATAAAACGTAAATTCTCCCAACCCATTAAATCCAAAATTAGGCTGTTTATCTTCATACGACTCGATAAATTTTGGTTCTAATTTAAAATAAACTTCTTGATCACCTTCAAGAGGAGCGAAAAATTGAAGCCCTATAATGTTCTCTTTCTTATTGGTTGTTATCGACACGATACTTTGCAATCCTTTCCTAGAATTTCTTTAGATCGTTTCTGATTAGAAACGTCTTGGTAAAATTTATTTCTGATTTTATACAATCTTGTCGCACTTGGCAACATTTCAACTTCATCACCATTTACTCTTTTAATGGCTCGACCACATGATTTAGACAATGATAAATACAATTCGGACAATTTTGAAGCTTGATACCATTTAACTAAGTTGCAAAAAGCATCAGGGTTAGATTTATCAAGCAACACTTCAATTGTCCCTTTGCCATCAACATGAGACGCAACCCATTTTTTAGAATCAGCCAATGAACAAATTAATTGGCTATTGTCGGACGATTCTTCTTGTAGTATTTTATAACATACATCAAGTAAATTCCCCTGATGTAATGCTGCAAGACCTTTGTGCATAATTTTTAATGTTCTAGACCGTTCAATTGCAATGTTGATGAATCGACGAGAAGTTACCTCATCGAATTCCCATTCCTCAAATTTTTTGGCAATTGATTTAACATATCGCCACTGGTAGGTCTTTGTTGGGTCAGTATTTGCGGGGAACATCAACTTACGTCCGTAACGTATATAAGCTTCAGAACACCACTCCCAAACTTCCCAAATAATTTCATTTTTGATATCTGTCGATGTGCTCATAACATTACAAATACAAGGAAAAATCATGGAAAAACAACCTAAATTATGCGACGAAGATTCTCCCAATACCACAGAAGAAAAAAGTACACAAAGCATATTTGACGAACGATTCCATGTTTTCATGAATCAATTTGGCGAAACTTGCGAAGACGAAGGTGCTACTATCGCAATAGCAATTGTGGTGGATCCCAAAATAAAAGATCAGCCGATCATCTTTACCAGAGGTGGATCATATGAAACAGCCATGTTGATGGCACACGTTCTACGCAATATGAAGCAAATGATAAACAACGAACTGAACACAGACACATAATAGTGTCAATCAGTCACTAAATTAGGCGAAATGAATAGAGAATCTACTCTATTTTTAATATCATGGTCATCAAGATTGTTATAACAATCTGATAAAATATTGTGCAATTGACTATATTTGTCTAAATTTAAGCAATAAACTGTTATTTGCAAATTATTAAATTGAATCGGGATCAGCGTGCCTCCCCATTTTTTATTAAGTTCTTCCATGAACTTATCACACACAAATTTAGTAATTGAAGTCGAATCCCCAATATACGTTCTAATCGATCCTTCAACAGACGCCAATGCTTTAGCTGAATCAGTATGACAATAAACTTTGTTTAAATCATTATCATAAACAATAATCCAAATCGGCACTACTTTATTGTGAAACTTGCTGATCAAATTATCCCTTTTGATAAAAGTAATTTATAGATCTTTGACCTTCCACCACCAATTCATTTGGCGATATTTTATCATCATTGGTAGCACCTGAAATATTTTCTGTAGCTAATATATTGTCAATTGGAGAAAACAAATCAATATAGGCAACACCATCGACTTCTTTGATAGCACAAACCAACTCAGATGTATGCAATGCTTGCCCCATATCCCACTCATCTGAATTAAAAAAAGCATCCATTGCTGATTCCACTCTTTCTTTAACCACACCCGCGTCAGCATTTCTATCAACTACAACAGTCATATCTACATCCACAGGATGCAAAACGCCATCAAATATTTCAACATAATCTGTTAAAACATTTAAATTTTCATAAAATGTTTTAAGGCCTGCTTTCAAACCCGCACTTGGCAATGTCGGTTTAAAATTTAAATCTTCTGCTAAAACATATATTTCTATTTTATTTGCGTTCAGTGATGTTTTAATTGTAGCAACTGCTTTGCTAACTGACCCAAAAGCTGGATGAGCAAAAGAACTAGCAACTTGCGCATAATCCTGCGCAGTTACAATAGAATTATGGAGTGCGAAATCTCTAGGTGCTCTTTTTTTAGCATTATCTAACGATTCTTTGTCAGTACCACCACTAGACGACACCACATTTCTGAATCTCACCGTTACCGCAGCGTCAAATGGTGGCAGTGGGGACAAAGATCTTACTTCATCAATTTGTCCAACGCCTATTCTGCCCCTTATACCGCCGCCAGTTCTATATTTAATATCAATAGATTGCCCGGACACCGGAGCAGTGCCCGCAACATCATCACCGAATTTAAATATCGCAGCGTTTTCAACAAAACTAACTTCAACCACTTTATCATTCGGGCCGAATCTTTCGATAGCTTCAAATAAAACAGTCCACTCTTCTTCATCAGACCCCGTTTTCACAGTTACAAATATCGGGCTGTCCAAAAAATTTGCCTTCTCCACTATTATTTCTTGGTTTGGGCCACCAGCGCTCGTATGTGACACAACAGTTTCAAATGATCCTTCTATACCGTGAGCTATTACACCTCTTTTACCAGCTGGTATAGTTATGGAACTTGTAAAATCGCCAGGCGCACGAAATACTTCATAAATTAGTGATTTACCATCCGGCCCAGTCAGTGTAAACATTGTTCCAGCCAATATTTCAATATCACTAAACACTTCCTGATCCACACTAATTTCAATGTCCACCACTGACGGTGTTTGTCTTTTCAACTTTTGGTTTATTAATGCCAAATGATTGATTATCGCTTCTTCAGTTTTAGCAGTTGTAAGAAATGCTTCATTTGCTAACATATCAGAGCGCAATGATAATTTTCCAGTAATAGATGCCAGAATTTCCATTATCATCATTATACCATTACTGGCAACAAAATCATTGAATTCATTTGGGAAATATGTTTTAATATATTCTAGTATTGCCCTACGCGCAGTGGTGTATTCCAAACCACTAAAATCTAATCTTTTCAAATTAGCAGGCGGTAACAGTACACCAAATTCATCTGGTTCTGTTGGTAAATCAAATAATGTTTCTCTTTGATCAGCCATTGTTAACCTCAGTTCCTATAAATGTTTCTATTGAAAATTTGACGCTTTCATCGTCAGCCAATAAAAGATCTATAATTATTTGTATTCTATTATTATCACTTTCATTTACAATGACAATATTTCTTACTTTGACTCTTTTTTCATGTGCGGATATGTTCGCCGCTATGCTTCGTTTTAAATCGTCAGCAGCGAATTCATCATGAGGGTCAAACAATTGAGTTTTTATATTGGTACCAAATGAAGGCCTCATCACCCTCTCCCCGGGCACTGTCATTAGCAATTGTAAAATATCATTTTTGATAAGACGTACATCTTCCTGTCTTTGTAATATTCCGCCAGTTATGAAGGGTGGATTAAACCCGAAAAAATCTGCCATTATTTCATCACCAATGATATTTTACGTAGTTCGTCAGAAATCACCTTAGCATCAGTTGCATGTTTATTCGCATCGCTCACAGCTATGTCTTTAGCATTAACAGCATCAGACAATTTAACATCCAATTGCACTATTAATTCATTTATTTCATTGTCATACTCATCAGATTGATCAACAATAACTTTTAAAGCACCTGTGGTTCGCCGTGTTTCATTAATTATTTTTTGATTATTATTAATCAATACTTCAGAATTAGCCCTTAATTCTTTCAAATCATTTAACTTATCGCTCAATTTTTTATGCACAACAAATGATGCCTCACCCACAATCAATTGTCCGTCAATATCCACGCCCAATTTATCATAATCAATAACAGCCACATCATGCTTATATTCTGTTTTATTGCTAACCAGCATCGGATCTACCGCGCGAACATTAACGCTTCCAAATTCCAACACTTGACCCATTCCAAATTGTTTAACATTATTGCTGGCGGTGGTAGCAGACGCTTTAGATGTTGTGAATGCTAAGCCACCGACTGATTTTCTTGGCGTAGTAGTAATAGTTTTCAACAATTTTTTCCTATTAGACACACCTTCTGGGATTTTAGGATATAATTCAGAAATCCTAGGAGGATCTGCCATACTTATAGTATAAGTCACATTTCCGCTATTACTGGGAGCGGCAGGAATCACATTCTTGTATAACCCTGTCGGTGAATTTATAATCATTTATTTTGATCATCCTAATTTTCAAGTTTATGTTCAACTTCTTCTCTCGGGCATTCTTCGAACGGTTCATTGTAAATAGCAGCTCTATCTGTAGGTTCGACTTGAGGTATTTGCGGCGGCGATAATGATTCCGCCAATGATGGCGGAACAGGCGTTCCAGGACTGCCTTTAGGAGAGCCAGCACCCGGACCCGGCATCACTGGTGAGAAAAACCCATCAAATTTTTGTGCGTTTACTGTAGTGCCAAATTCAGCAGATGTTGCCGTTACTCCAAACTGGCCGCCAGTTTGATTATTAATTGGACCACCGCTAATGTTATCAATTCCAGCCGTTGACGAATTTCGAATATGACCTTCAGAAAACACACCATATTCCGAGGCACATTGCATATTAATATTGTTTCCAGCCTTCATCGTTATATCATTAGCAGCGTCAAAATGAATATTAGCCTCAGATTTTATTTCTACATCGCCAATTGAGTAAATTTTGATTTTGCCAGTGCCATTATATATTACTATTTCTTTACGTGCATCATGAAACCATTGATACATATTATTGCCATCTTTAGCACGCCACACACCAACTTCAAATCGCTTGCTCCACCACATTCCTCGATGCTCGCTATCAACTATTTCAGCCCAAGAGCCATCTCCCTTAGAACCATCGCGCATTTCCACACCTTGATGTAAATCACCCGATTGCGACGGATTAACCGAACGTTTTGGTTTAAATCCATTATTAGCTCTAGTTTTTAATCTAATATATTCATTGTCATGATCAATTTTAAGATGATGAGAATTCTTTTCAGGATCTTTTATCATCGTTGGTTTACGAATAAATTCATTTTCTTTCACACCTCTCCATTTAGGTGTCCATCCTTTGCCCATACTAGCCGCCAGCATTACGTATTGATATCTGTCGTTCATTTCCATTGTAAGACCCATGGGTGTGCCCCACATAGTATGATTAGCCTCATTGTTTTCATTAAATTCCCAATAAAACCCACGCGAATTCCCCTTGGCATCATCGCCTTTTACTCCCGGGCTTCTACGTCCTTTTATTAAAATGCCATTAGCTTTAGGAGATTCTTTTTTATCAGCCTTTTTATTATGTGACCCACGGTCATCTAAAACAATTTTTAAGCCATAGCGAGTTAATATCCTGATCCATCTAGCATCTTTACCTTCCCAATGCTTATCTTCACGTTCACTTCTATGCCCAGCTTCATCCAACACATTTCTTTTAACAAATTTATCATCATTTGGATGTGAACCTTTATCATAAAGCTGTATCAACATACCAGCTTTTGTTCTAAGTTTAATCCACCTAAAATCATGCTCGCCAGAGCCAATAGTTTTAGGTGAATCATATTCTCCTTCGCGAGTTTTAGATGCCACTGGTTTTTCCTGCGCCCAGCCAACATCTCTACATTCTATTTTATGACCATACCGCGTTTTAATTTCAACACGACGTTGATCACCAAATTCTTTATTTGAATCCGGACGACCCTCATTCAACACTTTTTGAATATACAGCCATCGTTTAGTTTCAAATTTTTCATCCTTATCAAAATCACCTTCAAATTCCCCAATATCATCTCCGTCAGATTTCCATTTATACCCTTGGTCACCCAGCATGAACATATTGCCATACTTGGTAACACGAGCCATATACTTTTTGTCAGGGCTATTAACTTCTGGCGAATTGCTTTCAGCATCAAATTCTTGCCCTTGAACAGCATCGTGATCAGCCGGTGGAGCAGATTTTTCATGCTCGCTTGGAAAAAACCCAACAGACGAATGTATATCCAAATTCCCATATCTGTCCTGCCAACCATGAGACATTGGCCTTCCATCTTTAGGCAAATAATCCTTATCATAGTCATCAGGTTTGTCATCAGGCTCACCATCTTCAGCAAGACTCAAAGGCGTCACACTGAAAACAGATGGATATGCATAAAACTTACGCCGTGTGGGATCAGCAAATCCTACCCATATTGGCCCATATGGGTGTTGTTTTTCAAATGCTATCCAAACCCAATCGCCGATGCACGGGTGCGACCATCTTCCATGCCTTTTTGTGCCAAGATCAAATGACGGGACTGCCCACGGACAATCTTCAGCTTTCAAATCCCAATCATGCATGTCGGGGCATTTGTATCTCACCCGATACATGTTTAAAGGATCATTGGTTTCTACAACCAACGACCTATAATACCCAGGGAATCTATCCCAAAGTGTCCGAGTTCTATGTTTAAAAAATTTATTCCAAACAGTTGAAATATTATCAGGCATACTATAACAGCTCCGACGTTACTATCGCGTCAATAGGATATTCTATAATGTCTCCCACTTCGGGCCAATTAAGCGTGTCATGAGCATCATTAAATGCAATCAAAACCCAATCGAGAAACGTTGTACCATATATATTGTATGAAATTAAATCGGGACGACCGTCCGTTTTCGACGTAACTTTGTATGTTTTAATATTCTTAGGATCTGGTCTTACTTTTAAAAATGACGGTTGCACCCACACTCCAAAAGTTTCTTTACCATCAACTATCTGAATCGGGGTTTCTTGGAATCTAGAAAAATAATTATTACTCGGCATATTATCACCTTAATACCACAAAGGGGTTGCAAAATCATTTAAGCCTATAATATCTTGCTGTGTTTCATCGTCACCGTTACCTGAGAATGTACCTTTTGTCCACAATTTAAGATCAACAGTGATATCAGATTTTAACGGAAAAATGTGGCCACTGGAACAATCACTAAAACCGGGAGTGCTGTTGTCAACATTATCGCAAACGATAGTTTCTCCATGCTTCACATCAATTGATTTAATTCTGGCAGTCATGTTCTTGCTGGGATCGCCATGTCTCCACATTTTAAATTGCACCACTAATAATTCTCTAGATGTTTTTGTAGGTTTACCTTCTTCGCCTTTTAATCTTGCAAAATAACCACGCAATTTCTTAATATTATTAGAAATTCTTTGCGCGGTCCACACTCCCCCATCAACTATATACGTCCAATTAATTGATATGTCACGAGCACCCGAAGTTGCAAAAACGGCGACAGGTTCAACACCTCTCAGTTCACCCTCTTCCCAGTTACCTTTACGATTATCACTGGTTATTCTAGGAGGAAATTGAAATTCCATATGTGCGCCATTTCCTTTTCCAGGAAGGCCATCCAACCGAGATGCAAATTGGAACACAACCCCTTTAATGAAACTAGTGTCCTGATTAGTGTAATGCATTACCATTGATTAATTTCCTATGACATATATTCATTTAATTCAGACGAAAGACCTTCGGATTTACCCGCCATGCCTGGCAAATACCTTGCGCAAAGCTCATAAATTTCATTAACAGCACTGGTGCCGCCGATTTTTGCAACATTAGCATTAAGGCTAACCAATTGATCTCTCATCATAGATAATAAAACAATTTGACTGTCCGCACCCGCAGCTTCACCTTCAGTCGTAACCGCAACTTGAACTTGTTGTATCGTTTCCGCTCGAACAGCATCGTTAATACCAACACGTTCTGCTTCTGACATAGCTGGTGCAACTTTAGCGCCAACAGCAACATTTATTCTATCCGCCGCATTTTCCATCAAACCAACATGGTTATTAATCGATGATGTTAATTGATCAACATCACTGCTAATATTTTGCACATTTCTATGAAAACCATCTAACGAAGAATTTAATTGATTAAATATTGTAGCAATAGCATTAACGGGAGCTTTTAATGCCGTAGCAGCACTCTTAAATTTAGCTGCTACAGATTGCAATTTGTCAGCTAAATCACCCAATTTATTAACACCGGCCAATGCGTCTTCGATTTCCGACGCAATCTGCTTCATCTCTATTTTGCCTAATGTCGTCATGGCCTTGCCTAATAAATCAAGACCTATAGCCATTTTCATTATATTATCAGATTGTTTTACAAAATCGCCTATGGCCCACAGCAACATTTTTACACCGTAGTATAATGAAAGTGCTCCTGCTACTAAAGCTAAACTAGCAGGAATTAACGTAATGCCGGCAACCCCTAATATAACTGCAGCAGTAAGCAAATATGCCGATCCTATAAACAGCAATGGCCCAGCTTTAATCATGTCGTTTCCAGCTGCCACCAAATATATGCCAGATTCGGCTAAGTTTTTAGCACCCGTCACCATTTCTTTACCTATGGAACCAATCATCTTCCCAGCTAACCATAACATTACCGAAGCTGGAAGCAAAAACAGACCAGCATAATACAGCGGAATAGCTGCACTAAATAATGGGATAGAAGCTGCCATCAATTGTTGCGCTACAGACACTAAATCAACATCCTTCATATTTTTAGCACCATCGCCCAACAACTTCAAACCATATCCTAAAAACATCGCGCCAACTCCAACCGCTATCGCCGCGCCGGTAAAAAGAAACGAAGCAAGATACAACGCCGGGGAGGCCCTCATCAATTGATCCGCTACAGATACTAAATCAACATCCTTCATACCTTTAGTACCATCGGCCAACCACTTCAAACCCACTCCTAAAATCATTGCGCCAACTCCAACCAGCGTTGCGCCAACTATAAAATAGACCCCAGCTATAAATAGCATCGGCGAGGCCGCAATGATCGCATACGATATATCAAAAAATTCACCCCCTAATA